GCCGCCGCCGAAACTCTCCCAATAGAGACCGGTGCCGGAACCGCGCACACGGAACCAACAGTTGGTGCCGGAGTAGAACTCGTTGTCACTGTAAACGCTGTGATGAAACGTCGAGTTCGGTCCCCAGACCTCGAAATATCCGTTGGCGTCGTGGCGCATCTTCCAGCCGCTGCCAGCCGAGTTCAACCAGGACAGGGTATTGCCGAAGCCGGTGAGGGTCGCACCACCCCACATCCGCAACTCGGTGCCGGACACGTCGATCTTGTTGCCACCAGGGAAGCCAATCGTGGGACCGGCACCGATCGACACATAGTCGGCACCGGGTGAACTGCGGAAGTAATGAGTGTTGGCGTCGTAGTACCCGAGGCTCGATGACGAGAGTTGGTAATAGGTGCTGGAACCGGTGAGAAGAACGGTCGGCCCGAGCCGGAGTTTGCCCCAGGTGGAGTCGCTGGCGCTGACGATGCCAAGCGTATGGGCGACATTGACATCGGTGAGGTAGGCGTCGTTGCCGATGTAGACCTTGACCGGCTGGTCATTACCGATCGCCACGTCGCCGCCGTAGTAGTTGAGTCGCAACGTGGACGCGACACCGTTGTTGCGGGCCTGCATCCCCGTCGAGTACATGGCAAGGTTGGTCGCGGCGATTGTGCCCAGCGTGAGTGGATTCAGGTCGCCCGCCAAGGTCACAACATCGGGCGATGTCAGGCGCAGCTTCGGCATCGCCGTACCCCACAGCGCATCGCTGTTCGTCGCTGACTGCTTGACGAGGACGTCGCCCAGCACGCCACCGGGCGGCAGCGGTCCACCACCGACGCCAACGTCGATCCAACTACTGCCGCTGCGAACTTTCAGGACACCCATCAGACCGCCCCCACATCTTCGAGCATGAACAGCGTCGGATAGATGGTGAGTCCAATGGCAATGCCATTCACGGAAGTCCCCATCCTGTAGCTGCGTAACACGCCGTCACCAGCGACAAGCACGAACCCACTCAAACTGCTCCACTGTGAACCGAACCGATGCCAGTGATCAATGAAGCCGGTGTTGACGTTGCCGACATCGTTGAGAAGTAGAACGCTGGTGCCAAACGCCGTATCACTGTTGTCGGTGCGACCGACTGCTCGGAAACTCCACGAGAACTTGTAGCGCCGACCAACCGTCAACGCCATCGAAGGCATCGCCGCGGTGATCCATTGCAAGGCACCGCTGGCCGGAAGTACGACGGCCGCTGATGAGGTAACAGCAGCGACCAGCCCACGCGGCAGTTGATTGATCGCAGCTTGCAGATTGGTCGCGGTGATCGGGAAGCCGGGCGGCGTGTACGCGATGTTCGAGGCGAGCATCGACGGAGCAACAGCATCGTCGTCGTACCACAGGTCGACGAGCGGATTGGTCGGGAACGGATCGTCCGGGCGAACCATCACTTCGTCGGGCCCGATCGGACCCTGCGGGCCGGTGGCACCCGCTGGGCCTTGTGTGCCGGTGTCGCCCTTGACACCCTGGATGCCTTGCGGGCCTTGCGCTCCGGTAAGGCCGATCGGCCCTTGCGCGCCGGTTGCGCCGGTCGCCCCCGTGTCGCCCTTGATACCTTGCGGACCTGCGGGCCCGGTGGCCCCTACGTCACCCGTGGCGCCGGTCGGCCCGGTTGGTCCGGTGAGGCCGATTGGCCCTTGCGCGCCGGTCGCGCCAGTCGCGCCGGTATCGCCCTTGACGCCCTGCGGGCCTTCAGGTCCGGTGAGGCCGATTGGCCCTTGCGCGCCGGTCGCGCCGGTATCACCCTTGACGCCTTGCGGGCCCGGATCACCGGTATCGCCCTGCGGGCCGGTGGGCCCCTGCAGACCTTGCGGTCCTTGAATGCCCTGCGGGCCTTCGGCTCCGGTGGCGCCAGTGGCGCCGGTCGCGCCGACTTCGCCTTGCGGGCCGGTGGGCCCGACCGGGCCGGGCACGATCGAGTCGGCTCCGGTGGCACCGGTCGCACCAGTGTCGCCTTTGGGCCCGGTCGGTCCAGTGGGCCCGGTGGCGCCGGTCGCTCCGGTGTCGCCTTTGACGCCTTGCGGCCCGGTGGCACCGATCGGTCCCTGCGCGCCCGTGGCGCCGGTCGCGCCCTGGATGCCTTGCGGTCCTTGCGGCCCGGTCGGGCCTTGCACCTTGCCGACGTTCACCCATGCGGTGCCGTTCCATGCCCAGCCGTTGCCAGCCGAGTCGATCCACAGATCACCGTCTTGGTGTGGCGGTGGCACCTGGGCGTCGGTGGGCGGGCCGAGCGTGGGGATCGTGCCCTTGAAGTCCCAACCCATCGTCGAGCCACCGCCGCCGCCTTCTTCGACGGCGCTGATGCGCTTGCTCAGATCGAAGAACGCGCGACGTTCAGCGTCATGGGTTCGTGCTTCGAACCCGGACCGCCCCGGCGTCGTCACGACGCCCGCTCTTGCTCCCTGGCGGCACGCTCGCGCGCTGCGAACTGTGCAGCGATCGCGTCGAGTTCTTCGTCGCTCAAATCCTTGGCGGGACGGGTGACGGTGAGTTCCAGCTTCTGCGGCTTCAAGCCCTCGACGATTTCCATGTACGTCTTGGCGGCTTGGACGTGGCGCGGATCGTCGTTGTCGGTGCCGGTCTTGTAGAGCGTGTCGAGCAGGTTCTGCTTGCGCTCGGGGCTGCCGATCGTCGCCATGTAGTGCTGCTCCCAGCGCTCCACGAACTTCGAGTCGTTCTTCCAACGCGTGAGCGTGCCGGTGCCGAGCCGCAGGCGTTTGGCGAGTTCTTCTTGCGTCGCCGGATCACGTTCACGCTTGGGCAGGCACAGCCATTCGATGAACACCTGCTTCTTCTCGGCATCGCCCCGGATCACGGGGCCATTGTGCCAGAATCCGCCGAAGGGGCATGGGAAGGGGCAAATGATGCTGGCTGACATTGCGTCCGGCGAAGTCGACACCGCTGATGTGCTGTTCCTGATCGCGTTCATCTTGTTCGTGATCGCGACGGTGATGGCGGCGATGGCGAAGGCCGTTGATTCTGTGATTGTGCGCGCCGGGTTCGCCTGCGTCGCGCTCGCTTGGTTGCTGCTGTAGTGCGCCGGTTCGCACTCGCAGCGTTACTGCTGCTGACGACGTTGGCTCCCGCGCGCGCTGGCGCGGTGAACTGCGCGCTGCCGTCAGGCGTGCCGATCCCGCAGAACGATCTGCCGGGCTGGGACTTCATTTGGTCGATCAACTTCCGTGCCGACTTCGCGCTCGGTGCGTTCCCCGGCGTGTACGGCGATCGGCTGCGGGCGTACCCGAACAACTACTACGACACATCGAAGAAAGGGCAGTACAACCCGGCGACGACGATGTCGGCCTCGTGCGGCTCGTTGAAGATTCATCTGTCGACGATCAACGGTGTCCCACAGGTGGCGGCTCCGGTGCCGTACATCGGCGGTGACGGCAAGTGGCCGGGACAGTTGTACGGGCGCTACGCGATCCGTGCTCGTTTCCCTGCTGCGGTGCCGGGCTTCAAGATCGCCTGGCTGTTGTGGCCCGATGTCGGCACCAATCTGCCGAACGGCGAAATCGACTTCCCCGAGTCGAACTTGAAGTCGCTCGTGTCGACGGGTGGGTTCGTGCATCGCCAGGGTGCGACGGTCGGATCGGACCAGTACGCCACTGGCCCGATCGCGGTGGACATGACACAGTGGCACACGTATGTGACGGAGTGGTCTCCGGGGCAGGTGAGGCTCCTGCTCGATGGTGTCGTGGTTGGGCGCACCATCGAGCGGGTTCCAAATACGAAGATGCATTGGGTGTGGCAGACCGAGACCGAACTCTCGTCGGTGTATCCGAACCCGGCGACACAGGGCGACGTGCTGGTTGATTGGGCCTCGATCTGGGCCAAGGTATAACCGGGTTATAACTATTCTTTGCGGAATAAGTATGCTACACTTACCCGTATGGCACTAGAAGTACAGACCAAGCCCGACAGAGTCCCACCCGACCCGCTGGACACACCCGTCCAACTCAACTTCAAGATTCCCTGGCACTACCGCGAGCAGTTGATGCGCGAGGCGCGCCAGAACGGTGTGTCGTTGACTCGCTACGTCGTCAACGCGCTCGTGCGCACCTACCCGCCCGACCGTAAGTGAGGGTCGCCGGGATCGACCCCGGCACCACCGGGGCAGTTGCGTGGGTGGACTCGGTCGGCCTCGCGGCCGTCGTCGACCTGCCCACCGGGCCACACGGCATCGACCCGGTTGCCTTGCAAGAACAACTGCAAGCCTGGGGCGTTCACAGTGTGTACCTCGAAGACAACCGGGCGATGGCGGGAAACGGCAGTCTCGCGAACTTCTCGATGGGACGCAGCGAGGGTTTGATCGTCGCCGCCGTGCTGTGCATGGAACTGCCGCTGCATCGCATCAAACCGAAGGATTGGCAACGCCGAGTCGGACTGTCGAACGTGGCTGCCGCCGATCGCAAAGAGGCATCACGGATGCGGGCCCGCGAGATGTTCCCATCGTTGAAAGACGACCTGAAACGCAAGAAAGACCACAACAGAGCAGAAGCGGTATTGATCGCGTTCCACGGCCAGAAGGAGTCGCAATGATCGCCCGCTTCATCGGAGGATTGCTCGACGGTGCTGAACAAGACGTGATGGGCGCGGAAGCGATACACCCCATCATCGACGATCAGTACAACGCCGACTACGCCGCCTGGTTCGCGCAATACGGCATCGCTCGCGCTTGGCGATGGGCAGGCAACGAACCGGACGACGACATTCCCCCGCCGCCGCCGATGCCCACCGAGGTCTATCGCTGGGAACGCGATGGCGATGAGTTCGTGCTCGTCTTCGATCGGATCACGCGATGAGCGATGTCACATCCATTGGTCACACTTGCTTCGTGAAGACGTTGGAGCACTTCGCCGAGCACGGAGCGACCAACAACGAATGCCACCTGGCGCAGATGCTGCTCGACCTGTACGCGCTGGTCCCAACCCATCCACTCGTCGT